TGGGGATGGGTTGTTGGTGCTCTTGGTGTTGGATTAGGTTTGGGAGTTTATTATGGCAGGCGCTGATAACCTCAAAGGACATAGCTTCAGAGACAAGCCCGAGCGTATCAATCGAAATGGTAGGCCAAAGGGTTCGATAACCTATGTCAAAGACCTTGCAATGATGGCGGCGCAAGAGCTATCAAAGCCCGGCAAAACTAAAGAAACTGTAGCGGCTGAAATTATCGATATGCTGATTCATAAAAAGATATTGCTAAAAGAAGATATAACAGCCATGAAACTACTAATGGAGTTACTGACTCACTTGAATAATCAAGTAGCAGAGAAAGGCAAAATGATAATAGAGTGGGGTTCGCAAAATGGACACAGTGATCAGGATAAAACCGCATGACAAACAGCTTGAGATACTTCGCAATCGGAAGCGCTTTAATGTTGTTCGGTGCGGTCGTCGCTTTGGTAAGTCTTATTTGGCTTTTGCTTTGGCCCTTGAGAAAATGCTTGAAGTTGATGGCTCGTATGTTCTCTACACCGCGCCATCATACACCGAGCTCTCAGGACGAGAGACCGAAGCACAAAATTTCTTTGCACCGCTTGGCGCAACTTACAAACAAGGCCAGATTAAACTAGGTCGTAGTACATTGGTTTTGCAGGGTATTTACCGGGCGGATGGCTTAAGAGGTAATAAGTTTCATAGAGTAATATGCGATGAGTGGGCACATTGCCCAAATGCTGAAGACGATTGGAACTTTGTGCTTAGTCCGATGCTAGCAGATTACGAAGGAGATGCTTATTTCTTCTCAACGCCGAAAGGTAAGAATCATTTTTGGCAATTAGATCAGCTCTCCGAGACTATGTCAGACTGGCAATCATTCCACTACTCGACATACGACGGCGGGCAAATCAAGATAAGCGAAGTCGATAGGCAAAAAGAGTTATTACCGAGCTTGGTTTTCGCGCAAGAGTTTCTTGCAGAATATGTCGATAGATCAGCTGCTAAAATCAAGCGCGAATGGCTACGCACTACAAATGGCCAAGAATGTACGGCGTATTACATCGGAGTTGACCTTGCAATCTCGCAAAAGGAAACAGCCGATTATACTGCAATCGTGGTAATAGGCACGACAAAAGATGGTGAGGTTGTTGTAGTTGAAGCGGATCACTTTAGAGCGCAATTCCAAGAGATAGGACGCAAGATCATGTCAGCCGAGCAAAGATGGAATGCAAGAGTAGTAGCAGTCGAATCAAATCAAGCGCAGGCTTGGATGGTTCAAGAGTTAAAAAGAAATACTAAGATGAATGTCGTAGGTGTGAGGGCGGATAGAGACAAGGTTATACGCTTTCAACCTGTAGAGGCGAGATATGAGCAAGGGCTTGTTTATCATGTCCCTCATATCAATCCAGAATTTACCGAGGAGCTGCTATCGTTTACGGGCACTCCGCAAGACAAGCATGATGACTTTATTGACGCGTTGGGTTATGCCTTCAACGCTATTCGCAAAACACCCCAGATATATGTATGAGTCTACTTGACCAACTTAGAGATAGAATCGCAAGTGCAGTTGCACCGCGAAGAAACGACAGACCGTATATTCGGTCGGGTGGCTCTCGCAATATCGGTGCAACTCAAGTCGGTAATGAGTTAAGCGCCTCGCTTAGAGGGACTGTTTTCGCTTGCTTGCAGCATAGAGCGAATGCTTTGAGCGGTATCAAGTTCGAATCGTACAAAGAGCAAAATTGGGAAAAAGAAGAACTCGGTCGCGGTCATTGGACTAACGAACTACTCTCAAATCCGAATCCGTATTTCACACGCTCGCAAGTCTTTGGCTATATTGAAAATTGGCTTAGTATAAATGGCAATGCGTTTATATGGACTCCGACAAATGGATACCGAGTACCGTTGCAAATGTGGGTACTTAATCCAACAAGAATGCGAGTAATCAAAGGGGAAAATAACTTCATAGATGGATATGTCTATCAGTCAGCGCAAGAAGGCAATATAGCCATACCTGAAAAGGAGATTATTCACCTTGCTAAGCTTCATCCCGCCGCGCGTCCTGAAGAGATAATCGGTATGAATATCTTCGGCGTTGGTCTTGTTTCAGCTGCTTTGGAATATGCGAATATAGACCGCGAAGTTAGTGCTTATCTTGCACGCCTCTTTGCGAATAATACAGTCCCGCCGCTTATTGCGAAGTTCCCAGAAAGGTTTGACCAAGATGAATGGCAAAAGCTGAAAAGCGCTTGGAATGAAGAACTACCAGACTACAAGCTCCGAGCTTTGCTTGGAGGTGGAATGCAATTAGAACTACCGCCAAAAGGCGAGCTTGCAGTGAGCTATGACGCGGTTAGCCGTGATACACGCGCTCAAATCTCTCAAGTCTTCGGCGTGCCTCCCGGTATGCTTGACGGATCATTCCAAAACCGAGCGACTGCAGAGGTTCAGTTTGCAATTTTTAGACAAAACACGATAGACCCCGAGGCGCTCTATATTGCCGAAGAGTTTACACGCCATTTTAGACGCTGGGAAGAGGATGTCTTAATTGAAGCGCAACCGTACGAATATGCAGATCCCGATGCTGATATGAGACAAGAAGAGTTTGAGCTTAAGTGGGGAATTAAGACAATCAACGATGCAAGAGGCGAGCGCGGATACGATCCGATACCAGAAGGCAATACGCCTCTTATTGCTAATGGTTTTGTCCCGCTTCAAAGCGCCGTAAATCCCGCTCCCGCGCCCGTGGTTGCTCGGAAGCTACTGACAAGGGCAAATGCTAAGCTCCCTATCGTAACAGCCGATGCAAAGGATTTGTTCTGGAGGAACTTCGACGGCATAACTGAAGCGAATGCTGGTAGCCTCGAGAATGTAGTTGAGATGATCATAGCTCAAATCAAAGAGCAAGTCTTTCAATTAGCAGATGATGGCGTGTTGACTCTTGCAACTGTAGATATTCCCGAGAGCGAACTCGCAGAATACGACGCAATCATAGCCGATGCTGCAAATCAAGTAGCTACCGAACTCTATGCGACTCTTGCAATCGAGGGCGGCGTTCCTCCGACTGCAGAGGTTATTGCACTTGTCGAAGAGTCAAGCGCTCAAATCCGAGATTCTATCGGAGTTATCAAGCAAGAAGTACAAGCTACTTTGACTGCAAATGCTGGTAAAGATAAAGACGAGCTCTTTAAGATTTTGAATACCAAGTTCGACTCACTTCAAACAAGCAGAGCGCGCGCAATTGCCAATACAACGAGCGCAAATGTGACAAGCGGAATGCAATACGCCGTGTACAAAGATGAGGGCTTTGAGATGGTATGGCTAACACAAAGAGACGGCCGCGTAAGACCAGCGCATGCTGCTTTGGAAGGCTCGACTCAAGGCGCGGACGGATACTTTACGGTAGTGACTGAAGTTCGCGATAAAGAAGGCAATATCATCGAAGTCAGAACAGAAAAAGCGAAGCGCCCGCTTGGTAGTGGTCTAAGCGCTTCAAATGCAGTCAATTGCAGATGCCAATTATTCCCAGTTGAAAAGCAATAAAAATAAAGGTTTAATATGAATTTAATAACACGCGAGCTGAACCTACAACTTAGGGACGGCTACGAAATGGAGGAAGGCTACGAAGAGAAAGAGAATGATCTCTATACCTTCGTGGTATCAACTCCCGAAGTTGACCGCTATGGGACAATCATAGTTCCAAGCGGAATAGACTATACAGCATATCTAAATAATCCCATAGTCTTAGCTCAGCATGACTCGGACAAGTGGCCTATAGGTCGTTGTTTGGGTTTTGCAATGAATGGCGAAAACTTAGAAGCGACAATTCAAATTGAGTGTATTACCGAAGAGGGCAAGAAACTCAACAAGCTCATCAATGCAGGTTTTGTTAAGGCCGTTTCAGTTGGTATCATTCCAAACGAATACGAAGAGCAAACAATCGACGGTCAAAAGGTGACTGTTTACACAAAGTCTGAGCTTGTAGAGTTTAGCGTCGTATCAGTTCCTGCAAATCGCCAAGCCTTGCTAAAGAAATCAATCAAGACTTTACTCCAAGATTCAATTCAAAAATACAAAAAGGAAAGTAGAATGTTAACCCCAGAGATCGAAGCCAAGATCAAAGACGAGCTTCTTCCTGCAATCAAAGAAGCGTTTGTCAATGAGGTAATCAATCTCGGTTTCTCACCTGAAGAAGCCGAAGCATCTGTAAACGCGTTTATTACTGCAGGCGCTCCTCCTATGCTAGCAGTTTTGCAAGGCGAAGTCGCACCCGAAGTAGCCGAAGAACCAGCCGCCGCCGAGCCCCCAGTCGAAGTGGTTGCAGAGTCCATCGAGGCTAGTTTCGAGGTTCCTGAAACTCGCGTCGGAAAGAAAATTGCAGCTTCGACACAAGCGCAAATTAATGAAGGTATGGATATGATTCAAAACGGTTACAAGATTATCAAATCTGCAGTAGCCGGCGAAGCAGGCCGTTCAATTACTTTGAACATGCCTAAGAAACTCAACACAGACGAATTACTCAATTTAATCTAAGGATATTGCATAATGGAAAACATTATCGTAACAAAAGACCAACTGAAAGAAGTTGTTGACCGCAAAGTAGCCGATCAACTTCGTACACAAAAGCCAACAAATAA